TAAGGCTCTCGATGATTTAAACCCTAATGCAGTATTCTTACCTTCTGTGGGTCCACCTTCATATATTGCTAATGATTCAAAGCCGATAGCTGTATTGCCTTCACCATCTTGACTGCCAGCTAATGCCCCAGCCCCGAAAGCACAATTGTCATCACCTGTTGTAAGAGACTTCCCTGCACCATGCCCATATAATGTATTATCGTGACCATTTGTAATAATTGCATTTCCGGATAAATAACCCATCGTGGTGTTCCCGCTGGTACTGTCTAATCCACCAGAACCACTATCATTATTTGACATACTGATTCGGGAGTTGGAATCAATAACCATTCTTGCAGTATTGGAAACTTTTACACTATAATTTAAAGCATCAAACACCATTGGTAAATATGCACTCCCACCACGATTATACGATAATAGTACCGGGTTGGAACCTCCATGTATCTCCATACCAGAACCGCTAAGCCCTGTGTCTGTACCAGCGTGTTTTACTTGAAACCTACCACTTAGCAATTCAACATTACTTTCAGCAGTCATTCTCATGGCTTCTGTTTCAGAAGCATTACCATCAGTAGTATAAAATACTAAATCAGCACCATTCTCACTGGCTGACCATGTAGCGTCTGTTATTGCTTCAATTCTTGCACCTATTGTTTTAGTAGCATCACGTGCTCCACTTGTACTTTCAGCCGCTTCGGCACCAGCAAACTCAATAACACCAAGACGATGACCCGATGCCATAACAGCTCCATCATCACTAAATAGTCTTAGATGTCCACCAGCAGTTGCTCCACTTGCACCTGAATCCCAAACCCACATCTGTCCATCTACAGATTCATCATATGTATATGTACTACTACCAGATACAGTTAAATCACCTGAAATAGTAACATCACCAGATATTGTACCTCCTGATAAAGATACATTAAGTCTATTATTTGAAGCATCTAAAGCAGCATTTAAAGCTTCTGCTGTTGTATGTGAGAAAGCGGCTACTGAACTACCGCCTGATGTTAGAAGTACTTTATTTAATACTTCTTTACTTGTATACTTATGTAAATCAGCCATAGTAATGACTCCTTATATTCCGCCACCACCGCCATTAAGGCATTATTTTTATAAACCTAATTAACTTAGGTAAAGTTATACGGAAGTATAGAACGTACACCTCCAACTTTTTCACGTCTTCTATCTCCAAACCTACGTACAAACTCTTGAAACTTTCGTTTGTGCATTTCAGATAACTGAAATGCTATACCAGAACTCTCACCTTGCGTAGTTCCAGCACGGTCCATGTAAAGACACATCTTTACATAGTCAACAAGGGAAAGATGAAACGTATTATCTATATCAGGTGTATCACCTATAGATGTAATTTTTTTTGGTTCAGCCCAATAATGCAAAAGAAGACCATCAGTAACTGCATGATCTACAGCTTGCCAAGCTTTCCTTGACGTACGTGTAGTTCCGGTAGATGAATAATCAGATACTAATCCAAGATGATTACCTTTTATAAACCAAGCTACTCTATCTTCAGGATATGTTATATTACTCGCCATACCTAATCAGGCTGTTCAATAGCATTAGTTTCAGAAGTAATATCAAACATAAGTGTTTCACCATCTAATAAACGTGGTATTTTTATATAATCACCATTATTATCCATGAAATCTACACGATAAATTTTATTAATCTCAAGTGCGTTATTACTTGAATCTTGAGCTGAATCATTTAAACTATAAAACATTTGATCAGCTACTACACCAACTTTAGCAGCCATACTCTTTGTAGAATAAAGACCAGCCTCTACAAGACCATCATTTAATAAAGAAATAATATAAGATTCAGACGCATCTGGAAATACTTGACGTACCCTACTTATAATTTGTTTAACGGTTAATGAATGTACAGACATTTAACTCCTACCTATTAAAATTTGAATACCTTTATCATAATCTGCTTGTAACTTTAATTGTTGTTTTTCATACCAAGCATATTGAGTACTATCAATAGAAAGCTCAGATTGAATTATTGCTAATGCAGACGAAACTAATTCAATATCTTCACTATCTTGAGCACCATAAACATCTGTAGTAGATGACGGCTGATTATTATTACGCACATCAGAATCAGCTTTTATGCTACTAAGTTTATTTTGCAAAGTTTTAATTGCTGCATATAAGGGAACTAAATACTCAGCCTCATCTGGAAAAACAGCAACTGCCGAATCTCCAAAAGCTACAGAAGGATACTGTACCTCTGAATACGTACATGACCCACCACCGGGCAGTACGTCTAAGGAATTATTCTCAATATAAAAAACAGGATCAGTTACCGTAGCATAGTTCATATCATCAGGGTCACTGTAACGCCCCTTATAGCTTGCAGGTATAGGACGGCACGGTTGTTTTATATCCCCGTCACTCCTAAACACACGAAGAACCTTACCAGTATTTAACGTACTCGCAGTGCCGGACGTAAAAGATTGAGATGCTGAACATAAATCAATAAGGTTAGGAGGTAATATATTTATTATCTCCTTAGCACCATCAGTAAGAAACTGAGTCAATTCAGTTTGAGTAGGAGCACTGTTACCATCTATAGAGAGATTTGTCAGTGCTTCTACCTGTGCTTCAAACGTAGCCATTATGCACTCGCTACAAACACTTCAACACTCACAGCATTGCCACCAGGATTAACCTGTATACTACCTAAGTCAGCCATCGTTCCGAAGCTTGGGCTTGTATCTGCTTCTGCAAGCATTAATCCATCAGCACTACCAAGAACATGGCTTTGTCCAGCACTTAAAGTTACTTGATATAACGTAGCTGCTCCAACTACCGCTAATTCAACAGCATTAGCACTGTCTAAATTCGTAATTCTAATATACTTTGAATCTTCAATATCTACAGCACCAGCCGCCCCATAAGCATTAGAATTAAAAACTAAAACAGTTGTAGTTTGACTTGCTGCACAAGTAACTACTCTTTTCATTACCTCGTCAATACTTGCAATTTCCAATGTACGCTTAGAACCGTAGTCTTGATTATCAAGTACAATATCCTCTTGTATCTTTACTTTTAGTGTAGCCATTAATATTTCTTCTTCTTACCGTACTTTACTTTTTTACCAGTTTTCTTTGCATACGACTTAGCTTTTTTCTGACCTGCTTTTGTATAAGAAAACTTTTTTTTCCCAACTTTAGGCATATCTTTTATTCCTCTGTTTTATATCTTCCTCCATAGTTGTAGTGCTAAACTCAATATCTGTACGCTTACCAATCTCACTCATCATATATAAGTTTGTAGTATACTTCTTTTCTGACGTTTTCTTACCGCATACCTTGCAATAAAACCATCCATCTGGATTAGGAGATTCACATTTTATACAATTCTTTTTCATAATTCTTTATGGTTTCGGGGACCATCCTTTATACGACAGCCCCCACAGTACCAAAAACTGTTATCTTTATTTATTCAGATAGTTAGCTTATTCAGCTACGTGTTCACCAGTACCAGCCGCTAAACCACTAACAATATCAGAAACAAGAAAAGCCGTAGCTGCTGTTGCTGAAATCATTGTGATTTTAAATGAAGCTCCAACTACTGCTGATGCAGTAAAGTTAAATCCATCAGAACTTGCATTTTTAGTATACGTTCCGTCACCATCAGGTTCATTATTGATTATCTTATCAGCAGATGCGGCAGTATCTACACTAAATATCTGTCCCGCAGTAGCCAACATCGTAAACCTGACCCAAAATCCAACGCTTTTACTTTCAACAGCAGGTAGTACAATTAATTGTGTACCGCTTGTTAATGCAGGTACTATAAAATGAGTACCTGAATCAGCTAAAGTTAAAGCAGACCTAATTGCTCCAGCTGCTCCTTGGTCTGTCAGTAAGGAAATTTTATCCTTATACTGCCAAGGTATAGCTTGATCATTAGGATGGATTTGAGAACCATCGCCAAAACTATTACTATTTACGTTTAGAATGTCACTTCGCATTATTCAGCCTCCTCGAATACCATTAACGCATGAGTTTCAGGCAAAGAAACTTCAAGACCAGCTTCGGTCAAGATCATATCTTTACGTAAATCTTCATCTGCGCCTTGGACGTTAGTCATTATCTGTGTGTCACGGTTAATACCATTTCCAACCAGAGGTCTATATGAAACGTGATCAAGGTCAACTATGCAGCAAAATTCGCCAGCTACACCCCTGAACAACGGCTCTCTAACTAATGAAAGATCGCCATGAACAGTTTCAATTTTGGTAATCTTATGACCGTAAGTACCTTGACTTCTCTCAAAGTTATAAGGGACTTTAGAGCTATTAGTATCACCAATGAATCCAACTCCATCACCAAGCTTGTTGAAGAGTGAAATTACCGGAAGACTACACAAAGCAAGTTTGGTAGAATTACCGCCACGTGCTGGATCAAAGACCACTTCCAAGTCGCGAAGCAGAACATCGTATGTTAAACTTCCCGCCGCTAATGTTTTTAAGTAAGCCTGTCCTTCGGTGTATTCAATCTGTTCACTATCTTCTTTGGTTTGACTTTGACCGTTTGCTATGATATGACCTGCGATACCTTCTGTGTAGTTTACACCACCAGAACTTGCACGCTGACCAAAAAGCATAGCACGCTCAATATCAACTTTATGTTCACGTAATTTGATATTCCAAATACGCTGCCATTCATCTGAATACCCTTTGTACACAGTTGCTCTTGCTGTATTAGACATCTCACAAGCAGTCTTGAAGATTTGGGTATACCCATAATCGTGATCAAGTTCTTGCGAGAAAACGTCAGGTGATCCAGTACCTTCTGCAAAAGCAGTACCAATTACCTGAGCTTTACAGTCTGCCGCTGGATCAGCGTCAGAACCGGGATTAGTCAACCACTTTATATCAATAGAAGTGCTTGAGTTAACCGCAGTAATGAGAGCATTGGCATGATTGGGCGCACCGCTGTTTCCCGTAACGGAAGCAACTTGTATCACCATACCTTTAATCAGCCAAGACTGAGCCGCTGAAATAGTAGCGGTAACGGTTGCACCAGTTGATACAGCCGCAAGGTTTGTCGAAATGGTAAAACTCCTATCTGTCCACTGCATCGTACTCCTATCTTCAAGGAAGCGAAACTGAGGATCAGTAGTAGGAACCTTACCTACGCTGGAAAGGTAAACAAAAAATGGCGACTCTTCAGGAGCTAATTCTGCAACCCTATCACTGAAATCATAAATTCGTCTTGATCCCTGAGAAAGAGAAAGAGCAGTATTAGTACCCGGAGTGGCGACTTTTACCTGTCCACTATTAAAATTAGCCATTATTATGACTCCTTATTTTCTCTATTTTAAAGAACGCTATTCCGACTCCCGGCTTTTACAATGGCTTCCCAAGTTTTATCAGCATCTGATTTAGCCTTTGGGGACTGCCCATGTAAAACTCCTGCCGTACGTGGAGTCGGTTGTTTTGTCTGAGGAACCTGTACGCCTTTCTGAACGTTCTTACCAGTAGTATTACGCCATAGATTGACCAGTTGTTCTACTGGTACGCTATCTTTTGGTTGTGATATAAAATCCATAAATTCATTTACATCACTGTCACTCATATTATGTTCAGTACGTAACTGATTCATCGTATTATTCATCGCCATCTTATTTTCCATGCGCTGAATTTCAGTATCCAGTACAGAATGAATATGATTTTGTTCACTCTGTTGTCGCATTTTATATGATGGTGAATCTGGCTTATAATAAGCATCCCAAGGGTTAAACTCTTCTTCAGTAACTTGAGGTATAGAATCTTGAACCTGTTGCTGTTGATTTTGTTGCTGGCTATTTAAGTATTCAGTCATTGCTGTCTGCATCTTTACATTATCTGCTTGAGCCTTATCATACATAGATTGCCATTTTTTTACTTCATCCTCAAGCGGGTTCGCCTGAACCTGCTCTTCATCAACTTGTTCTTCTTCCTGTACATCTTCCTGTAATTCAGGTTGTTCTTGTTCGAGTAGCTGTTCTTCTACAGCCTGTGCTTTAGCTTCAGCCATTGTTTTTCTCCTTTTTAAGATGTCCCAAAATCTTCTGGAACTTGACTACCTTCGACACCGATCATAGCATCTTTCTGCTGTTCGATGGCGTTTTGTAATCTTTCCGATTCGAGCCTCACCTTTGTAGTTAGTTCGTTGGCACTTATTCTTTTATCAGCCTTGGCGTCTGAAGTGATGTTATCAAGTCGAGATTTAAATTTCTGAACCTCAACCCGTTTACGATCAGCCACAGACTCCCTGCGGGCGGTTTGCAAGTCTCCCTGCAAATCTTTTATCTGTTGTTGCAGTTGCTCATTAAATGACTTCAACTGCTCAACTTCGTTAAATCTTTGCAATATACCTTCCTTGTCAAAAATCTCAGGATTCTTCTTAAGAACCTCAATCTTATCAACAATACCCATCTGGTATGCTTCTAAATATACATTAAGTTCTGCATATTTGGAAGTAGGTAACGTAGAACCCGGAACAATACGTACGTCATGCTGTTCTATATTGTTCTTATCTTTCTGTATATCTATTATAGTTTGCGTAACGTCATCATATAAATTTACCGTTACTTCTGTTAAATCGTTATTGGGCTGTGAAACCCTAAAGTATTTCTGATGTGTATAATGCTGTTTACACATTGAATAAAGCACACGTCCAAGTTTAATAATACTAAACTCAACATCACGTAGTTTAGACTTACTACGTTCAGAGCCTAATGCAATCATCTGCTGTGTACCCTTAAATGTTTCAGGGGCTTTTTCTGACACACCGTGCATAAGCTCCGGTATACCAAAAATAAAATCTATATAAAATTCACATTGCTGTATAAGCTTATAGAACTCACCAGCTAACGGCGTAGGTGCAGGATAATGCGGTTCACCTTGACTGCTGTCTACTTCTATAACTGCATTTGGATTAGCCCAATCTTTCTCAAGCTGATCTAAGCCATTAACAGCACTGCCTACAGGAACAAGAAGTTTTAAACCAGCAGAAGCCTGTGCGTGAGATAAAGCAAGGCTCCATAATTTATTTAAAAGCCTTTGCATTGGAACTGCACGTGACACATCAGAACGTGAATATGGTGTCTCTGTCCAGTTATTGGGGAATGGTACTATGGGATAATCTGCTATATTCAATATATACTCATCAAGTACAACCTCTTCACATGAAGACGTAACACCAACACGTGTCTGTATAAAACTCTCATAGGAAAAATTCCCATTGGTAAAATCATCAGGTCTTTGCTCAACCAGCATACCAAACTCATCTTCTGTAAGTATAGACTCAGCACCGCTTTCATTGTCTATCAGTCTATAGAAAGGAACTTTTACCTTATAGAAACGCTCAAGAATCTGATAACGACCACGCATCCATGTTTCTTTATCCTTTACTTCAGAAGGTGTAAAGACCGTACGGCTACTCTTATTACTTGAATCTGGAAAATCCTCATCGCTGTAAGGACTTATTTCATCAATCAAGCCGGGAATAATCTCTCCGGTTTCTTCATCCATTTGAGGACCAAGTTCGGGGTAGAGGCTAACGATCTGTTCACCTGTAACGATGCTTGACAGTATAACACTATCCGCATCTGAGAACCATCTGTCTCGGGATGTAGGAGGAACGTAAACCCTGAAAGGATTAATATGCGTGAACCGTACGTCACCTCTACCCATATCTGCTTCCGGGTCTATATAGGCATATAAATAACCTATACCAACAGTAGCAAAATCATGTATTGCCTGTTTAATATGAGAATCACCATCTGAAGATTCCCATACAGCACCAAGCATTGTCTGCCATACCTTAGCCATTTTAGCATCACTGTCTTCACGCGGAAGAGCAGTAAACACAGGCGGGCGTGCAGTCATAAAAGACTTTAACTTCTCAACGGCAGGAGAAATCCTGTCCATTGGAATATCAGCCTGATTACGTGACTGTAATTCATCAGACTCATCAGACGTGAAATGATTACCAAGATAAAAATCAAGGTCTTTACGCGCTTCTGTATCCCAAGACTCACGTTCGTCACGATAGTTTTGAAATAATTCCTTATTAACAAGTGCTCTCGGATCGTATTCCATTATAACCTTGCTCCTGTCAACCAGTTATAAGATTTAAACTTTTTCTTTATCTTTCTAATTGTCTCGTCTTTCTTAAATCTTCCACTTGTAGGTGGACGTCCATAATAATCTGCATAATACAGTGCGTCCATTAAATCATCATGTCGTGAAACAGGATGTTCAAAAAGCTCATCTACAAGCTCAGTCATGGATTTACGTATAAACAGTCTCTTTGAATTTACAATAGGACCTAACGAAGTTTCAAGTCGGTCTTGCTTTTTTATTCCGGCAGGTGGGCGTACACCTTTAAATACTCCCGGCATCAGCCTTCTATCGTCACCGGCAAGTCGTGTAGTCATATCACGTACCATCTCCTGCGCAGCGACAGTTTCTATATTAACCCTACGTACAGGTGCATATCTTTTTGCATACTTAATAATAATATCAGGCAAATCAAACGTTGGTATACGTTCACGGAAGTAATCAAGTACGTAGCGATTTTTTTCAGAATCAATACCAAGTACAACTATTACCTGATAATCTGATGTTGACGTAGCAGTTGCAGCTATGTCAACACCCATAAATACGTTTATAGGTATACGATCACCTTTCAACTCTAAGAACGTAAAGTTGTCTTCACTTATGAATGTGCCATTATGATGTTTTATTCTGTCAACCTTAAATGAGGCGGACGATACGTCACGGGCATCATTCATATATTCTTGGGCAAATTTATTCAGCATACCCATTTCAGCAAACTCAGCCTTCTTACGGTCAAGCTTTGCTATGGGGAACTGCTCTTTCCATATGGGCTTATCGTTTTCAATAGCCCTATAGAAACTTAAATCCCAAGGGTATTTCTCTTTACTGCCCTTAGATTCGTTATATCCATCAACAACGGTCTGTAAAAAACTATCAAAATGTACAATAGTTCCAGATAACCATATCCAGCCTTCCCTGCCGGGAGACTCTTCAAGAGCTGGATATACCGTAGAAACAACCCACTTCTTAATTTCAGAACGCCTCTCTGGTGTTTTTGTATTTAATTCAGATTCAAAGTCATCAAGCACAATACCAGTATAACGTACATCTATTTCAGTTCTTCCACGTAAACGCTGGGTAGTACCCTTGGCAATTATCCTGTCGCCCTTTGACGTAACTAAATCCTTCTCAGTCCATCTCTTTCCAACAAGATCACCGCCAAGCGAACCAAAGTAATACTGAATAGCCTTATTCGTCTCTAAGTGATTACGTATATACTTGAGGTGGTCAATAGCCTGACCCTGTTCTTCAGCTACCCATGCTATAAAGTTACGCTCATCAGATGCACTGAAACATATCTTGTGAAGTATAGCGGCTTTTGCGAGTATGGATTTGCCAAACCCTCGAGGTAGGATATTACATAAACGTGCACCGGGTTGTGTAGTAATAAGCTTTTCAGCTATCTCATAATGAAAAAACGGACTTTGGCTCTTATTTAAAAAATCATTAGGCAAAAACGCACGACCAAAGTAAATAAGATCTTTATACGCACGTGCAAGTACCTCATCCTTATCTGACAAATCAGACGGAGGACTTACGATATTGAATATCTTACCCTTATCCAAGGTAATGTAGTGTTTATCTCTTTAAAGAAGTACGCCTTATTGGTAAAAGCGAACTCTATTTCAGACTGTTTTCTTTTTCTTGTAAGCATAGTTCTTATCATAGTCATACTCATAATCCTTATAAGTTCCTCCAAATCTTTTAACTGCCCTGTCAACAGCCCTCTGTTCAGGTGTCATCATACCACGTATCATACCGCTTGAAGTATCACTGCCGTCACCATTCATCTGACCACGCTTTATAAGTATACCCTTAGCCATCTTCCTTGCCTTATCATAGCCCATACGCTGTGACAGCTGAGATGTAAGCCTATATAGTAAAAGGGACACTACTTACGCTTTCTTTTTTCATATGTAGAAAGCTGATCATTCTCTTTGCGCTCTTTATACTCTTTGCCGTTGCCTTTAAGTGCCATTTCCCACTTTTTCTCACGTAAGCTTTTGTTCCTTTTTACCTGTACAGCATACTTATCCTTTTCAACTATATCCACATCAAGCCAATCGCCAAACCAATTATCTCTCATCTTTAGCCCTATAGTACTTATAGTATAGTTTTTTCAAAGTTAGTAAACCTTCTACCTTCTTCTCTATTCTTGCGAGCCTAAATATAATACTAATGAACAACATCAGTATAAAGAATACATATAACTCCCAAAACGGAAAGTTTGGAGGCTCAATAAGAGACTCAAAGAAGTAACCCAAGTCCCTAATCATCACTATCGCCGTTCAACAATGCACGTTCTGCGTGTGCTACAGGTTTAACATCTACGTTATTAAGTTTTTTAAGCTGTTCACTGGAAAAACCCTGAAATACGGTAAGTGCTTCACGCTTTTCTTCCTTGGGAAACATGTCCCTGATCTTCATCAGCAGTTCTATAGCACGTAATTTGTCAGAATCCTTGCCATCTATGTTTTCTATAACACATTTTGTCTTTTCAAACAGGTAATCACTATCAATACCGATCTTTTCCAGCGATTTTGAGTTTTCTTTACTAATCATACGAATAATACGCTCTTGTTTAAGTAATAATTTAGCATGTTGTTTTGCATATCTGCGATTATTAGTTCTGTACGCCTTAAGATACGCATCAATAGCATCATCACCATCAGTAACGTACCTTGCAAACAATATTTCACGCCCCGTAGGCTTTTTACGGTTCTTAACAGCACCGATGTGATCAACATTCGGATTGAATGAGTAGATATTCTTAACAGGTTCACCATCAAGGGTATAATACTTTGATTTAAAGTGTTCTTCGACTGCGGTATTCCGCATACCCAGCAACGTACGTACGCCAATTTTGTCTTTATTAAGTATTTTAAGAACCTGCTTGTCGTCCGTAAGCGTATAGGAACCCTCAGGAGCCGTACGCCAATCAAGTTCCAGTGGTTCAAAGGGAAAATTGTTGCGAAACTCTTCTTCATCCTTAAATATGTATTCTACCTTACCCTTAACAATACGTTCATACACTTTCAGTTTCTCTTTTCAGTCTCTTAATATACCAAGTCAACTCTTCATTAGATTTTAAAATACGGTATACCTCTTCTAAAAGCTTAATCTTATCATATTTAAGATAATCACGGTTTGTTTTATTTAGATAACTTTGTTTTCTTTTACTTATAGTACGTTCCATATAGCTGAAATTAATTATAACGTGCGCTTTATCTGAAATAGTTTTTAAAAAAACTTGATTTTCTATCTATAATATAATATATATATATATAATATATCTAAGATAATAGATAATCTAAGATAATAGATAATCTAAGATAATAGATAATCTAAGATAATAACTTAATAAACTATAATAAATATAACGTACGTTATAGTATTATAGTTATTACACGATGAATTGCGTATTAGTGCAGTACGCCGCTCAAGGAAAGGAAATAAGTGTTACTAAGGCGGCGGGTTGTGGTAAACAGGACTAAAGGACTAAAAAGGGTGTTTTTTAATAAACTTCTCCATGTACGTACGTGTAAGATAGTTTATAAAAAATGGGGGTCTATAGTCCTACTGTCCTGTTACAAGAAAGGAAAACACGTAAAAAATTTGAAAAAATTATATCGTTATGTGTCTCTCTCTTTTTTCCGCCCCCGTACCCCCAGTGCGTATTTTTACGTTGAGATTTTTTACGTTAAGATTTTTTACATTGAAATTTATTTTACGTAAAAAAATTTAAGCTCCTGGAGTAAACTTAAATTTACGTAAAATCATTTATGTAGGATTATATTTAATATTAAACTACGTTTAAAATAATTGGTATAAGTAGTAAATAATACTTGACTTTATTGTATTTTTATAGTTAAATTTAGCTATGGTTTATAATAGGCCAATAAAAGATTTAAAAATGTATAAAAATTATTTACGTAACATTTTAATGCGTGTCTGCTCTATAATAAAGGAGCTATTATGAGCAAACCAGAACAGACACAAAAAAACCCTAACATCAAAACCGTCGCGGGGTATAAAATAATTGACGGTGTAGTAAATGTAACAGGAAACCAAATGACAACCTTACGTAATGCTCATACCGTTATAACTGAACACGGTATTGAATTACCATTTGATAATTTTGTCAATTCGCAATTATCGAAGTCTATTGGTTCTGATTATACAGGTAAATGGACCCAGGGGAATGGTTCATCCAGTACAGATAGTGAAAAAATGTCTACTTTAAGACAAAAGTTTGAAGCTCAAATTATGTCTGAAGCAGATACAATAATAAATGGAAAACATATGTTTATTGATAAAAACGGCAATCCAAAGGAATGCAGCATATCATTTACATTGCGTACCCCAAAGGGAGAAGATAAAGAAGAGTATAGAAAAGAGCTTAGAAAAGCTTATGAAAATACACTTGAACAAATAGAAACAGATAACCCAATTAACCAATAAATAAAACATGAGCAGACGCGCATTAATTAAAATTTCAAAACCTATAGTGATTATTAAACGTAATAGCAAACACTATACAAACGCCACGAAAGAAGATTTTAATAATAATATTGAACATTTAAGCGGTAAAAAACCTAATAAACAGGAATTATACTGCAAAGGCAACCGTAGCCAATTAACAGAAAACCAAATAGAATTAAATAATATTTCGATATTATTAGAAAACGGTATTACGAAAATACCAGATCAGTATTTCAAAACAAGTTCAAAACTTGAAAAAAGAATTATAGTAAAATAAAAAAAAAATAAAAAAAAAGTTATTGACTGGCAAAATTTTTATACGTACATGATCACCATAACTAATGACAAGAAAGAAATAGAATAACTATGACAAGAAAGAAATAGAATAACTATGACAAGAAAGAAACGGAGTTAACGTATGCCTATAACATTAATCAACATAATAAAAGATATTATAAATAAGTAGAAGAGTAACGCCAACTTAATAATGCAATCAACACAGACAGGAGTAACAACGTATGGCATAATAACGCAACAAAAAACCGAGGCGGAGCGGTTAATCTCCGCCAAAGATTTAAAACGTAAAGGAAGGTAACTAAAATGAAACCAAAATATGCAAACGAATGCGATCATAATACATACTTAGGATCAGATAACGAAGATGATTACTACTTATATATTAATGACGTTGGAATTTTATCTATATGTAGAAGGTATGGAGACCATGGAAGTGAGTATGAGACTATAAGTAGTTATCATAATATTGAACTTAATCCAAGATTCATTGATACCTTAACGTATATAACTAAATTACGTCAATCATGAGTAATCAAATACAAATTAGAAAAGAAAGAGGTACGTTATACGCACGTATCTATAAAACAGATATCGTTATTGTAAAGAACGGTAAGATAACACTTAACAGATCAAAGTACAAGACAGCTACAACAAAGAAACGTATGAATCAAGTAGCTGAACAACTTGGATTAGATTATAAAGTATACCAAAAGAATTATGAATGGTATGTAGTAAACCCAGGTGGTAACGTACAACATTTTAAAAACAGGACAATAACATTAAAGTAGGAGAAACGTATGACTATACAAGATATGAAAAGAAAATCATTAAAATCTAACGTACCTTACTACTTCTCACCAGATACATTAAAGTGGTTTGGTCAGAAGTTAAATGATTTTAACGTAGAGAAATGTAAAGATGGTAGATATAAAGCAAGCGCACCAAGTTATTGGAACGGTGAGCTTATGGGTACGTCTATAATATTTTATGACCCAGTAACTAATAAGTTTGAAAGTAAATAAGGGAGTAATGTAATGATTGATTATTTAGAAAAACAATTAGAACGTCTTATAGATTACACCAGTAGCGAAGGATTTTTTCGTGGCGTAATGATGTTCGCTCTATTCGTATTATTATTTAACGTAATACGGACCTGTTTTACAGGATGATTTCTGCACGTCTCTACACACACTAACAATAACGTGCATCATCCTACGGTACGTGGAGTCATATACTCCGCTTTGGCTTCACGTACCATTATAACACACAAAAGATTTAAACAATAGTAACGTACATATAAAAGATTTCTTATGACAAGAAAGAATAACAACCAACAATGGAGGAACGTATGTCAGAAATGAAGAAGTTCCATTCAGCATTACATAAGCAAGGTTACTTATGTACAGAAACGTTTTCTGCGAATGTTTACTGTGCACTACGTAAGAAACCTATGTCTATTACAATGCTGATAGGACAAGCTGGTACGGGCAAATCATTCCTACCTGAAACGCTTGGTGAAGTACTCGGATGTAACGTGTACGTAAAGCAAGCGTATCAAGGTATGGATTGGGATGAGTTCGTACGTAAGCACGTACCTGATGAGAATACAAAGTCAGGTATTAAATCAATAGACGCTGAACTTCTACGTGCGGTTCAAGAATCAAAAGAGAAGAAAGTAATACTGTTACTTGATGAGTGGGATAAAACACGTATCAGTAGCGATTCTTACTTCCTTGATTTCTTGCAGACTGGACGTATAAGTGTAAGCGGTCAAAAGTATCAGGCTAATTTAGACAACCTGATAATTTTCTTTACGTCAAACAATGAGCGCGACATATCAGAACCGTTATTAAGACGTGTTATGGTGGTAGAAGTAGAACATCTACCTGTATCACTTGTTGCTAACGTACTTAAAGACAAGTACAAAGACAATCCTACTGCGATGTCTACGATAGAACCTACATTGAAACTATATGACGTTTCAATTAAGAGTAAGATGGATAAACCTGCTACTATACAGGAGTTAGGTGATCTTATTGATATGTGGGTAACGTACACTAATGAAGGTAAGAAACCAGATTGGAATGAACTTGTAAAGCTAACTGTTACTAAGAATGAACGTAATCATATGTCTTTACAGAATGCAATTACTGAGAGTGTGGAAAAGAAGAATGATAACAGTAAAAAAGTAGATACATCTATTGATGTAGACTACTTCAATGAACCAGTATCATTAGATGTTAATGGTGACGTACAGACAGGCTTTATGCCACGTATGGTGGAGATGCGAAACTTTGATACTGATATTACTGATTATAAAGCAAGTGAAGGTGATGACATATTCGTAGAAATAAAACGTGACGATCAAGCATATACTACTGCATTCATAGAGGCACGTGATGAAGATGTAAATATAGAAGTACCTTACTTCTTAGGATGGAATACTATCAAACCTGACTTAATACAACGTTCAAAACCATACAATCTGTCAGAACTTATACATGAATATAATAAGTTTTACCGTATGCGTAACTCAGACGGAGTTATTGTATTTATTGAACCGTTTGCAGATTCAGATGATGTACTTAATATGGTAGAAGTGTCTGACGGTAGTGTACGTAAGGGTATGGATGATGAGATTATATTCAGGATATACGATAAGAACATTGAGATTAACGTACGATGGAAGAATGGTAAGGGATGTGAGTTTATAGTACCTACTAAAGCAATCGAACATATGTTTGATGTAGTAAGACGTAGTGGTTGGTACAGAAGTAGGGAACTGTATAGTTCCATAAGAAAGATAAGCCATAACGTTGTAGTTAATAGCAAATTAAGTAGTAATGACATTATAGAGTTACGCTTACTTGGAAGTACTAATAACTATCTTGACGTTGCTATTCAGGGTATTGAAAGACATAATGATGATGATCCTGATCATTTGAACGTTGTTAATAGTGGTGAAGCTACGATAAAAGAAACTTCACGTACTACAACATACACTTTTAATTGGGGTACTATACGTTCCTGGCATAAGAAAGATAAACCTAACTACAAATATCATATTGTAGTTAAGAACGTTCCAAGTACGCCATCACACGGCTACAAGTTCTTATGTAATAAGCTACAACTTGCTAATTTATCTATTGTTTTGTTTGTAAGTATGGATAAAAATCAGTTTGACAAGTGTGATAGGGATAAGTATCAAACTACTGGTTCTTCACGTATACTTATGAATATAGATGAAGGATGTAAAAGAGGTTATCATACGTACGCACTGAATGCGTATGATAGAACCGTATTCATGCTGGAATCTAATAATCCTGATAAACTATCGGATATGTTTATATTTGCAGACCAGTTACGGGCAATACGTGATGTTACTATGGAGGTAGTATGTTAAAGACTAAACCTTCATGGATGAATTGGAAAAATAAAGGCGGTACAAACGTTAGTACGGGTTCCTCCCGTGTTGATACGCAGAACGGTGAAGGGGCAGACGTAATGTCTGCCCCTGATCCTGAATTATTATTGAAAACGTTAGTAAGTAGTGATGGTTTTGATACAGATATTCAAAGAAATACAATACGTATACCAAATAGAAATGTTAATAATGCAATTAAAAACATGAGTAAAGAATCAATAAGCTATATTATTGGTGATACTAAACACTATGCTGATTCATGGTATCTTGGTAGTGGTAGGTATAAGCAAAACTTACATAGTGTGGATAATAGTTTTGACTACGAATATTTACGTAATAGAAAACTATCATCCACTTTGTCATTGTTATTTGGTAAGATTGCAGAAGAACGTATGGGCGATAGTACCGAAGGTTTAGACAAATGGGATATAGACAAGATAATGTTTAGACGTATATCTAAAAAAGTTATAACTGATTGTAAATACGCAAGAGAAAAACAACGTCTTGTACTTATGCTCGATAGTAGTCCATCATGTAGCTCTATGGCTAACGTTTATAGTCAGATAGCAACGGAGTCTGCAAACTTTGACGACTTAGAAATATATGACGCACCAAATGGCTTCGCACACAGTATATATAACCCGAGAGAAGGTAAATTTGTAAGGTTAAGTGATGAAGAGATTGAATATACCGTACTTTGGGGAGGATTTAATGGACGTACTATTATATATTTTGGAGACACGGATGCTGTACGTAGCATAAGATCATCTTGGAGTTATAATGATATTCACTGGTTTTATAGATCACCATACGAAGACCATGAATTAAAATCTCAGAAGTTAGATACTCAACGTATACGTAGGCAGTGGAGTGATAAAGTTACTGTATATATGTGTAATAATATATCTCAGTTAATGCAGGCGGTGAGGGATATGAGATGAGTAAGATATACGGTGATGAGTTTAAGTATGAAATACGTAAACTTAAAAGACTTGATAAAAAGATTTTAGAATGTAAAGCACACGCAGAACGTATACGTTATGAGTGTGAAACAAATCCTGCACTTAATAACAGTTCAATAACAATTATAGAAGCTATAAGATCACTGTTAAATCTATCAAAGAAAGTAGTTATGCTTCAGGATACGTTAGAAGATTTTGATAAAACGTATGAAAGTATTGATAGCTGGGTTATAAAAAAACTTATGAAAAATGAAGTAGATAAATATGATTTTAAAAGAATATCTAAACTACGTATCGGGGCTGAAAGATTAACTAATATGTACAGTGATACTTTAAAAAAGTTTGGTAAGAAACTAAGGGATCAACGTAATGAATAAAAAAATAATAGAGTTAATAGAAGAACGTTTAGAAAAAGGAAAACGTCAATATGCAGATCAGTTAGACGTACATGATGGAAGAGATTGGTTAATTGAAGCACTTGAAGAAGTACTTGATTGCATGGTATATATAAGCGCAAAGATTTTAGAAATAAAAGAAACGGAGAAACGTAATGGAATTAAATAAAAAGCAGAAAAAAGAACTGCAATCACATGGATACGATCCATGCGTAAGGCACTTGGACTTATACCCTGAAGATTTTATGATGGACTTGGACGTATGGAAACAAGTACTTCAATGTCTAAATCTTAACAAAGCTAATAACGGGGTTGTCTTAGCAGTGGTAGGAGTTAAAGTTAAAGATGAAGTGTAAGGGAAAATATTGATCCTAAAACATAAAAAAGAATTTTTTCAAATAATAAAACAAGAGGAACGTAATGGGTAAAGAATCAGAAGAAATGAGAAAGATGTCAGAATATTGGCATAACGTAGGAATGGAACAACATACAACAAACTATGGTGAGGTAGTAGCCTGTGATTTTTGTAACGGAGGAGAAGAAAGTAGCGGAGGTGTACTAATAGGAAGTTACGCAGTATGTGGGGATTGCAGTGAGAAGAATGGTTACTACAACGAAACTTATGAGTACAAGAATGAGATAACAGAACACTTTAACACTGAGCAAACGTTCAGAGAGAACATACTTGAGTACCGTAAAAAATCATACGGAACAAGAGATGCAATACAAACCATAGTGAGTTGGTAACGTGGGTTGTACATGCTGTGCCTGTGAAAAGCAGGTAGACGAGAGATACTTTGATACCGAAAAACGTATGTGTGATGATTGTATGCTTAAAGAATATAATGACATAGGTGATACTAATTTTTACAATTACTTTGGCGTAGATCACTTTCCAAACGGTGAGAAAACAAACCTTAGGAAGGTCATGGATAAAATTCTACGTAATATTATCAAAGATTTGGAAATAATATTCGGTGAATTAGATAAACGTGACAAGAAAATCATAAGAGAGAACTTCAAGTATAAACAATCATCATGGGATAGTTTAGGTGAAGGTCTAAGATGTGTATTAGAAAGAGTTATTACTCCATTAAGAATGGACGTACACCAAGGTGAAGCACTTAGTGCAATACGTAAAGACATGGAGTTAATAACACAAAGTAAAAAACAACAGGAGGAACGTAATGGATAAGTTCATAAAAACAATGGAACTTTTAACAATATTAATACTTGGTCAGCCAAGAAAGAAACGTGGTAGACCAAGAAAGAAGGGAGGTTTGAAATGAGACTACGTAAGAAATGTAAGTTTTCTACTAATAATATAGCAGACATGGCATCACTACATGATGACATGGAATTAATACTTAGAAAATCTATAAAGAAAGATGGATCAAATCCTGAAGAGTTTATATCTGAACTATTTACATACTTTAATGATAGACCTAACATACATACTGAGTTACAACCTGACATAAGCTTTGATAAGTTTGTACTATTTATGGCTCATACTCACCTAAAGGCAACAACAGTACATAATGTATTGTCTGGTAAGGAAAAAGACCCTGATATTATTGAATCTGTAAGAGATGACTTGGAAATGATACTTAAAACAAAACGTTCCATTGAGTATGGAATTGACAAAGATAGATCTATTGGTATAGCTTGTAAAAAGACAGGTAGTAAGATACACAATACGTTAAAGGAACAAATAAAAGCAACAGAAAACTCAATCACTAACATGGTTGATGATGTAATAGCGATGGCTTAGGAGTACATTATGAAATTTGAACCGTTTGAATACAACTTAAAAAATAAAATAGTTCCTATGGCACAATCAATACTTATACGTCATGGTAATCATATACCTACTATATTTACGTATGACAAGAATGGCATAGAACATATATCTGACCTATCAGAATTGTTTTCAATAAGAAATAAAGATTTAATATATGAAATCTTAAAGAACTTCTTAGATGAATCTGGTACGTTAGCATTTATATTAGTTACTGAGGCTTGGTTTCGTAGAGTAGATAAAGATGATGAAGATGGACTTAAAGAATCACTTAAAGGTAGTAAGCGTGTTAGTGAATATGATGATAAGGAAGAATGTATTACGTTCCAATGGAGCTTTAAGTCTAATGATGTAAAGTCTGGTGTTATTACATATCCATTTCAGAACGTAGATGGAAATATAATAATTGACTATAACAACAAGACGTTAATAGACAACGATAAACTTAGCATCAGTAGAGCATCAAAACTATTGAAATAGTATTATTGTATTTAAAAAAGATAAAAAACATCTTGGGTTTCAGTATTTTTATTAGTATATTAAAGCCTGATATGATTATATTATATAATAATAACGTATGTTATGGTTTAATTGTTTTGTAAGTAAACATTAATAAATATAACGTACGTTATGATTATACATACCAAAAAAAAAGGAACGTAATGGAATTAAATACACAATTAAAACCACGCTATATTGTTACTTCATTTAGGGCGCATAGTGAGAACTGGAAGAAACTTAAAGTTCTTGCTACAATAGATGGAATGGCTATACAAGATAAGCTTAATGAAGTTATTGTAGATTATCTTGATAATAACTATAACAATGCTTTAGGTATAGTAACACGTAGCAATGGTGAATCAAAAGAAGGCTAATACTATCTCCGTAAAGGAGATCTATGACGCCTTCATCAAAGAAGAGAATGATAAGAAAATAAAAGGACGTTACTTAGGTAACGAGTCTTGGTATCACTCTTCTGCAAGCGGAATGTGTTTGCGTAAGCATTACTTTGGATCAGCTTTAAAAACTGAAGAAACTCCAAGAGATGCTGACACGTACAGGCTTTTCCGCTTAGGTGAAATAGTCCACACCGATGTTCAGAATGCTGTAACTGCATACGCACAACAAAACGGGCTTCCTATATTCATAGAGAATGAACTACGTTTAGATGATCTTAACGTACGTGGCTTTATTGATCTTGGATTCTTAGAAGATGGAATACTCTATGATATAAAAACGTGCAACGCATGGAGATGGAAGTTAATGTTTGGACGTAATGCCAACCCTAAGGAAGTAAGTAAGAACTACGCACTCCAACTTGGAACGTATGGTCTTTGGTTTAAAAGAAAGTATGGATACCTGAATGGTTTAGTACTTGTCTTCTATAACAAAGACAATTCAAGAATGCGTGAGTACGTACTTGATCTTGATTGTGTTGACAAAGCTGAAGAATACTGGACTAATACACATAAAACAATAAAGGAATCAATAGAGAATAATAAACCACCTATGCTACAACTCGGGGTTACACCTGCTGAAGAATGGGAATGCAATGAGAAGTATTGCCAGTTCTTTAAAGTATGCGGAGGCGGTATTAAAGGCAACTTCTAAAGGAGGAACGTATGTCTAAAGAAAACATGGCTCTATGGAATAGTGTCTGTGAAACCGATCCTGGTAATACGAAACACGTTAACCAACGTGGAGGTTTCACTGCTATTGGAGCGCAATCACAACTAATGAAAGCAACAGAAGTATTCGGACCATTCGGATACGGTTGGGGTGTTAAAACCGAACACATTGACAAGTGGGAAGATTGTGGATTAGTAGTATATCAAGCAACGTTATGGTTTATACCTGAAGGCGAGACTGAAGAGTGCTACGTACCAATCCATTCATCAATACAGTACAATAAGAACGGACGTATTGATGATGACTTCTTCAAGAAAGTAGCGACTGACGCACTGACCAAAGGACTGAGCAAACTTGGATTTAATGCTGATGTATTTATGGGTAAGTTTGATGATAACAAGTACGTCAATACACTTACTGAAAAGTATAATAAGCAGATGGATGATACAGCTAAAGAACTTATCAAGAAAGAATTAAAGGGTATACAAGAAACAGATGACTTTTATGTAAAGGTTATTCATGCACTCGATAAAGGTAAGATAGGTAATGGTAATCTTGAATCTTCTATCCAGAAAATTAAAGATTATAAATCCTTGATTGCAGCAAGTTCGCAGCCAGCCGGGAAGACTAAAAAACAAACAGAAATACGTATAGATGATGTAATACACAAGGAGATTAATAAAAATGTCACAAACTAATCTAAAGGATGCGTTTATTGATTCTGTTATGGGTGATGATCCGTTTGTTGATGCTTATTACGAAGAGCAGGACGATATTGTTATAGAAGATGGAACGTACCCTGCTGTAGTTATTGATATGTCAATACAAGACCATATAATAACAAAGAAAGGTGTACACGCTGACTTATATAAGCCGAAGTACCAAATTGCTAAAGGTAATTATAAGGGTAAGTACATAATAGATAAAGGTATATGGAGATTCCGTAGTAACCCCTCATCTATGCACAATAAAAGTAATCGTGGAAACATAGCTTACAAAAACATACTGGATATTTTTAACATACCGCTTGAGTCTGTTGAAGTAGGAGGAAGGATATTAAAACGCCTACCAAAACTAACACTCGAAGATATATCTGGAAAGCGTGTAATTATAAGTGTTGTTGTAGATAGTTATCAATCTAATTATGGAAGAGTATCTGGTGGTAAAGTAGCCATGATACATAGTGTTTGGAAAGATGTCAGTACCGTTTCATAAGAACGAAAATCTAAATAAACAACGTTCTATAGAGTCTGAAAAGGCTCTAATAGCATCAGTACTATCTGACAATGACAAAATAGATGACGTACTCCCGATAATAAAAAAGGATATGTTCTATAATGACTTCCATGCTTTAGTATGGGATAAAATTATAATGCTATATAAGAATGGTGTACAAGTTGATATAACTACCATCAAGTCACAGCTACAGAACAACAATAGCCCTAACAATACTCCAGGTGCAGACATCATAGAGTTCTTTGATCACATGACCACACCAAGCCATGCTGTACAGTACGCAAAGAATGTATATGAAAAGTCAGAACTTAGACGATTGTCAGTACTTGTAAATAAGATACAAGAAAGCATAGGCAGTGACAATACTGAAACAGCAGATAATTTATCAAAGATACACAACCTGATAGGTAATGTACTGTCTATACATGGGGATGATAAGTTTGATTTACTTGATACTATCAAGAACGCTATCAGCGATATGCAAAACCAAGACAACACAATACGTTTTGGTTATGGCAATCTCGACAAGATGGTAGGCGGTATGAGAAGAGGAGAGATTACTGTAATAGCAGGACGTCCCGGTCATTTTAAAAGTACTATGGCTGTTAATGTAGTAGATTCATTATTGAAACGTGGATATAAGGTACTTGTATTTAACCGTGAGATGAAGAATACATCTATGATGCAGAAACTTCTCGTGTCTGAATCAACTCAGGTATCATACTCACGTGTAATAACTGGTGTATTATCAGAAAAGGATAAGACAGATATAGATGCAACATCTACTACCCTTGCAAAGAAGTACGGAAATAATCTCATAATGAAAGATACAAGTAATGACTTTGAGTCTACTGTAGCATTGATACGTCAGATAAAACCTGACGTAGTTATTGATGATTATATAGGGCTTGCTACTTTACGTCATATAGAAGACCCACGCCTACGTACTGATTCTATAATGAAAGAGTATAAGATGCTGTGTAAGTCATACAATATGTGTGCAATACTTGTGTCCCAGTTAAACAGAAAGTGTGAAGATAGACCTAACAAACGTCCTATTCCATCTGACTTACGTGAAAGTGGCTCTATAGAACATGATGCAGAGACTATACTGTTTATGTATTATGAGTGGAGATACTTAGGTGTAGGTTCCAAGAACGGTGAATATGGAATAGATGTAGTAGTTGGTAAAAATAGATACGGTAAGACAGGAATAGTCGAGCTTGGTGTTCTTGGTGACAAGTGTAAGATATATGACCATCATTCCGTAGCACTTGCAGATAATTATGAAATACAGGAGTTAAGTAAGGATGAAGATACCATACAAAGAAACAAAAATAATAGTGGAATCACTGAAAGCATATCATCAGATTCTGAGCAACAAAGAATATCGCTCTCCTGATGAGTTAAGAATGTTCAACGGTCTAACTCCAATTATACACAGTATAGAAGATGCAACAAACGATCTGAAGAAATATAATGAAGGTCAAGCGAACAATAAAATACCAATAGTGGAGGATGATTGTGAAGTCTGCGACTAATGTAAAACGTGGAAGACGAAATAGACAACGCGGTGCAGAGTTGCAACGACAAACTGTTCGTATATGTAATAAGCTTGGTCTTGAATCATTTAATCGTGACAGGGGCGGAGCAAACCATGAGAAAGGTGACGTAGAGATAGAAGGTGATTACTATGGATGTAAAAGAAAGAAGTTCATACCTAAATATATAATACCTGAGAAGGAGGAGATTGGTGTGATATTTAGAGCAGATAGAATGAAGCCTATTATAGCTATAGATTTTGAACGTTATCTATTAATGTTAAGAATAATAAAAGATAAGGATGAGTATAATGACAAGTAATACTGAAATAATATTAGAACTTGAAATGTATATGCAAAGATATAGAGACGCATTAGGTGAAATAGCAAATTGTGGAGATCAGGCAAACGCTTTATATCTAAGAGAAATAGCGCAAACAGCCCTCGATGGGGAACCTACTACGGCTGATAAATTTAATAAAGAAGTACAGAACTACGGACCACCATATTCAATGGCTAATCCATCTGGAGAACTTGTTAAAGATAGTACTTTAGGAGCTGGTTTTGCACATAAAGATGTTAAGTGGGTATCTCCACATGATCCAGGTGATGAAAATAAAAACTGGGATGTAGTTTCTTCACAGGAAAAAGAATAATTAGGAGGGTAATGTATGTTAATATTTGATTTACCACATTGGATACTATCATTTACTGTTTTAGGTGCTGGTATTTTTATGTGGGCTATATCTATAATTATAATAGCTGTACTAATTAATATTATTAAAATAGCAATAACAAAAACCATGTAACATAAAAAGGAGGATTACAATGGTAAATATAGCAATACTAAAAGTAGACCCGAGAGGTAGGTTAAACATACCTATGTCATTCCTAAAATCTAACGGTATAAACCCATCTTCAGGTAATTGCGTAGCAGTAATGAAACCTAAATACAATAGCAATGATGTAGTGTTTGAATTTATTGAGGAAGTTGACGAAGGAGATATTAAATTAAAAGAAAATGGAAGATACATAAGAAATAAACTACAAACTGTTATAAGTTAGTGAAAAATAAAAGTATACCAAGGGCTATTAAACCTAAACCCTATAAAGGTTTTGTATTTCTAAAATCTATACCAATAGGTAAAGAATTTATTACGCCATCAGGTATGAAAGGAACTGTGTTATCTAAAAATATTGGTAGCGTTCTATGTAGATTCACGGACGTTACCGGTTGTTGTGATAAGGAGGATGAAAGCTATTATCTTGGTAATCGCAGGATAGCACCAGAAACAAATGTAAAACAGATAAAGGAGAAAAACGATGCCAGAAGAGTATGACAATACAAACTCAGGTGCGTTGTTTAAAAACAACCAGAAAGAAAAGGATTCCCAACCAGATATGAGTGGTGTCCTTAACGTAGAAGGGAAAGAATATAGAGTAGCCGCTTGGTCTAACGAGTCTAAGAAAGGTTCTAAGTATCTCTCTCTTAAAATAACAGAAAAGGGAGAATGGAGTAAAAAAGAAGAAGAAGAAAACGTACCATTCTAACCTTTATAACCTGTTGCCTTACCCTTCCACAATACAAAGGATATAAAATGTAACAGGTTATAAAATATTATTCGGGGTCAGTTGCTCTTCCGCCCTCCCTTGTTTTAGTTATTGGAAGACAGTGAATTAACACCTATGCTGACTCCGTTTTTATTAGGTAAAACAAATGAAACAATATCATCCACCTAAGTATCGAAACTTTGAAAATGCAAAAGAAAACCCTGCCGTACGTGATAGGTTTTTAAATCAATTACATAGATGGGATGCACGTAGAACAGATCAAAAGCTAAAAGTCTGCCCATTATGTGAACGTGTATGGGAAGCTATATACATAGGACTAAAAGCAGACAAGAAAAGATGTGAATATTATGACGACTTCCCAAAGTTTGGGAAGTTGAAAGTTATATGTAATAAATGCTTATAGTGGTTATTGGCAAATAAATATGTGTTGGCTATACATAGATAATAATAATAACGTATGTGTTATTAATGGCAGTAACCACTTGAGCTTTACAAAGTAGATGGCTTAATAAAGTACATATGCCCCCAGTTGAAGAAGGAAGTACATGAGAACCGAATATAACTGTGGATGGCTTAAACTCGTAGCATGGTTCTTACTGCTTTGTTAAATTTGTTAGATCGGTTATTCAGGTATGGATTATCGGGGAGAGTCTAACGAGAGTGCTGGGTACACTTTAAAATACCCAAGAATTAAATAAATGGAAAAAATACATAAAACATATAAAGAAGAAAACTTCATATTTGTCTTTTTCCTATTTTGGGACTATCCCAATTTCAATTTGGGAATTGGGATGGCACGATTTTACACATATAGAGAGTATAGGAACAATTATGAATACTCAAATCTAAAAAATGTTGATGCTTGATCTATTTAGCGGAATCGGCGGATTCTCATTAGCCGCAAGTTGGGTATGGGGAGATGATCTTGAGATTGCGGGATTTTGTGAGATTGATAAGTATTGCGAAAAAGTACTTAATAAGAATTTTCCCGGAGTACCAGTATATAAAGACATTACACAATTAGATGGAACACAGTTTAAAAATATTGACCTTATCACCGGTGGTTTTCCATGTCAGGATATTTCGGTAGCGGGAAAAGGGAAAGGATTATTTAATGAAGAAACTGGAGAAAAAACACGATCCGGTCTTTG